AACTTTTGTGTATAGTATCATCTTCATATCCAATCCACACAATATTATCAGAATTATCTAATATTTCTTTTTGCCATTCCCAATCAACCTTAGTCATTAAATTCTCATACTCATCATTTAATCCCAACATATCGGGAATGAAAGCATGAACAAAGGTTGTATGAGCTTTGTGTAGATATTTTTTGATTATAGGATTTGGTTTGTAAGAATGATGTAAGAAAACTATCTTATCACATTCATTTAATATCCTATTTATTTCTTCATCGTTTTGGAAAGTATAAATTGCATCTTCTTCTGGCAACAAAGGTCTACCATCAACCACAATTTTGTAATCTTCTGTAACTAATGGTAAAACGTTCTCCATAAAGTTGTTACACCATATATCCGAACCTCCTACTATATTTTTTCCGTAACCTGTTGTTATGAATACTATCATACATTATTTTTTTGCACATTTCTAACTAGCGCATCATCATAGTAAATTTTAATAGAATTTAAGTGAACCCCATCTTTAAAATTTTCCTTATTAAAATTTTTTATATATTCATTTATATACAAATCTAATTCGTTTTGAAATTGATTATCGGAAAAATCTTTTTCATTTTTTAAAATTTGTTCAATAGAAAATAAATTAGAATCTTCTATTATCATTTTTAATTCTGTCATTTTATTCCGGTTTATTTGGCCAAATAATATCAAATGGATTACCTTGTTCGGTTATATCTCTTAAAGCCTGTCTATATTCTCTCCACTCATTTGTAATTGGATAATCGGAATTACCCATATAATCAGTTTCTTGTAATAGTTTTAATCTCTTTGTTCTAAGTGTAATCCATTGATGTTTATAATGAATATCCAATTCTTTTTCTGTTTTTTTTCTAATAGTATATCCTAAATAATAACAAGAGCCACTCTCATATGGAGTAATATCCATATCATATGTTTCCTCTTCGGAATGAGATGTGGGCATGAGTTTATTTAACTCATAATAACCATAAGATTTTAAAAATTCCGAATTGAATTCGGTACTACCGGTTTCTATTCTTTTTTCAATTTCTTTCTTATTTATCGGCCACTCCAATAATGAGCCGGATACATAAACGTAATCAAATTTGTAAGTATTATTCATAATTTTTTATTTTTTACCAAGTATTATCAATTTGAGAATAAATAATCCATTTATAATCCATTGATGGGCCATCGATAGAAGAACTACCAAGATATACTACAATTATTCCTGTTCCACCCGGTAATTCATAAAACCCATCACCTGTACTGCCGGGTAAAAGTCCTCTAACAAAAACAGATGCTGCATCATTTTTATTGAATAAAAACAATGTAGTACCTTGTGGTAAATTTATTGCGCTATTACCCACCGGTTCGTATGCACCTGTACTAAGTTGGTTTGGTAATGCGTAATATCTACTTGTATTACTACTATAATATAACCAATGTTGCATATTACCTTGAGATATATAATAAGCTAGACTTTCAGGAGCTGCTGCTGTGCCGGGACTTACAAAAGAATAAGTTTGCTGAACCATTCCAGCCATATATGGTAATTTTGGGCTGGCTCCAATTGCATCATAAAAGTTTCCACTATAAAAACTGCCACCTAAATCAGTTTTTCCAATAAATGTGCTTTTTCCGTTTACATATAAAACCTCATCGGTAGCATCATCTTGATTCAATACAGTTCGTCCGCCCTCTACTTGTAAAAGGGTTACACCATAAGTTGAGCCAGGAGCTTCTCTAGTTATTTTAACAAATTGGTCGGAGTTTGTAACCGCTTGAAATCCTCCACCGGACATTTCAATAAAGTTTGCTGGTTTATTAAAATTAACAGCTCCATAAAGCGAACTCAATGCAACTCCACCAATACCAGAAACAGTAAAATAAGTGTAAGTTCCATTTTCAGTAGTACCATCTAAATAATATTGATATCCACTTTGTGCACTCATCACCGATTTATATCTAACTCGATATGTTCCTGCTGATGGGAAATTCACAACTGCAGTAATTGGTGGTGTTGTAGTACTTGACCAAGAGTTACCGCCAGATGAATATCCCGCAATGTATTGCCAAGCTGTGTTTGAAATACTGTTTGCGTAATATTGATTAGTAATTGAGTATCCACCTCTTGCGTTTGCAGTTGAAACCGTAAGTGCGGCGATTTCAGCTCCGGTTGAATCATTTTCTATAACAAAAAATAAGGTCTGACTAATAGACTTACCATATGAGGTTGAGGAATAATAATCACCTGGATAATTAGGAGTAATATAGCCATATGGATTACCCGTACTTACACTCACTGTACCAAGTGAAGATACCTTACTTGCTAAATTTATTGTTGGTGGTGGTGAATATGTACTAAATAATTCGGATAATTGATATTCTCCAGCGGTTGGTATAGTAAACGTTGCAGCAGTACTATAAATGGGAGTTCCAACAACCGCCGTTAAACTTCCTGCATCCGAAGTGGGGCCGGAAGGGGCACTAGTATCGTTTCCAATACCATATACATAAATGTTACCTGCCCCAATTGAAGATAGTGTATCATCTGCGTTAATTTGAGCTTTTAATTCACCTGATGAATTGAACATTGATATCCTCTTATCAGTTGGATTTAAAACAATTCTACCAGTATTATCTTTCAAAGAACCACCAGCCGCCGGTGGGTCAACTACCCAATTACCTAACAATCCCGATGTTGCCGTTATTTGCCCGCTAATAACCGCATTTGTTGCGGTCATTATACCAGCCGAGTTTACTTCAAATACCGGATTCGTTGCATTTGGTACATGTATAGTACCTCCAGCCAAATTTGAACCCACTATACTACCTCCCGTAATTATACCCCCCGTAATAGAACCCCCAATTATAGTACCACCCGTTATTGTTGCAGTTGATGTTATAGGGCCGCTAAAATTACCAGATGTTGCATTAATTACTCCCGTAATATTAGCGGAAGTTGCTTTTAAAGCTCCAGCTGCACTCACACTAAATGGTGCATCTGCAAATACTGCGTTTCCTAACCAAATACCATCGGTTGTGGCTCTAAAAATACTATTACCACTACCGATTGAAATTGTACCACCACTAAGTGCTCCACTAAATGTACCAGCACCATTTATAGTTAAAGATGTACCATCCCATAAAAGTGAATTGGAAGCACTCTTTAATGACATTTTATATTCCGTATTAGTACTACCACTAATAGCGCCTATAAAAACACCGGTAGCATTATATACACCAGCGGTAGTTTGTCCTAATGAAAAATATGGATACGCAGTACCGCCTGCGAGTGTTATATTTGCAGTACTTACTCCACCATTATTATTACTACCAATATTTAATGTACTTTGTACATACGAATCTTCAAATAAACCAATTTTAGCTGCTACAAAGAAATCTTGTGCTCCTAATGATTCCCAATAAGTACCAACTGTTGGTGGGCCCGTTACTCCGGTTGGAGTCGATGTATGTTGTACTGTTGCTGCATAATATGTTCCTGCTGAGCTAGCTGGATAAAGAACAACATCTCTACGACCTGTCCCTGCTCCTGCACTAAATTGATAAGCTCTACCTGTTTCCCAATTTCCTGTAAAAACAACTCCAGGTCCGGTTTGCCCATCCAATGTTACCGATACTTTATGAGTTTGTGGAATTGTTACTGATGTTCCAGCTGCATTAGCATATATAACATTAAATGATACGATTGTACCGGATATTGTTGTTGGGGTAGTTGGTGTAATTGTTCCGTTACTATTTGTTCCACCAACTAAATCTGATATTCTAAATGTAGATACTGCATATGGCGATGTACCATCGTATGTATATGTAGTAGCTCCTTCAACAACACTAACTACAAATGTGGCTGGTGTTCCGTATGTTCCCGTATTACTTCTTGTAACAACTTGTGATGCCGGATTTAAGTTTACAACTACTCCACTTTCTCCTTGCTTTATTTTAGAAGCTCGTATTGTTATTGTTTGAGTTTGCCCCGTAGTACCCTCACTATCTGTATGAGTTACAGTCAATGTTACCGATGCTTCATCTGCGTTCATAATAGCCGATGTCATTGTTAACGTTGCACCACTAACAGTTGGAGCAGTTGAAAATCCAACGGGTGTTCCTTGAATTACCATTGATGTAAATCTATCGGTAGTTCCTTCTAAAGCACTTATTGTTACATTTGCCAATGCGCCGGTTTGCGTACCAGCTGCATTTGCTGCAACAGTTTGAGATTGTGGAGTTGCCGATATTCTTACGCTTGGTACTGCTTTTTTGGTTTTTGCTAATGATATACTACCATAAACATTTCTTGTTGTATTTTCCGAATCAACTACTGAACCTGCTATTGTTATATCAACCGAATCCGTACCATTTGCCATATTTGGTAACGCAATTGTGGTAGCCGTTTTAGCACCAATTGTGTATGAATTTGTAGCCGTAGTAGTAGGTGCCGCAGTTAATGTTTTAGTAGAACTAACACCATCATATGTTTCGATTACTGATAAATTTGCAGTTACAAATGAATCAATTTGTGCACCCGTTGATTTTGCAGTAACTACTTGAGTATTGTTACCAACTATGAAACTTAAAACTGGTGCAGCTTTTTTAACTTTTGAATATGTTATTTCTTTTGAAGAACTTATTATAGTTCCGCCTCCATCTTGATATTTTACTAATAGAGTTAAAGAACCACTATCTGCACTTAAAGCATTTATCGAATAGTTTGTTCCGTTAAATGTATTTGCGGTTAATCCGGAGGTTGATGAAATACTTGCACTAAATTTATTATTTGCAATAGGAGATGCATAACTTATATCTTCATTACCAACTTTAACTGTTATAGAACCACTACTTGCAGCAAACCCACCAATTACTGAACCAACTGAATTAGCAGGAAATGATGTATTTTCATTACTTGCTCCAATTGAAAACCCATCTAATATTTTTACAGGTGTTATTTTAATTGCATCTGAAAATTGGTTACCAAATTGGTCTGAACCTGATATATAATAAATACTTTCATTCGTTCCAAATGGATATGTTGAGCCGGCTAATGTGTAAGTATCTACTCCATTTGTTGCATTCGTAGATACCAATGTCAATGGTGGTTTTCCACTTCCAGAATTTACAGTTAATGGAGTTGTTGCTGATGCTAAGTTTTTACGTTTAGCTTCTATTGTAATAACTTGCCCCGTTGGATTTAATGATAAATCGGTTGCTTTATAAATGAATTGATTAGTATTTGCCGTTACAAATACACCGGGTGCATTATCACCATCCTCAAATCTATATATGGTTTCATATTCTTCAAATCCTTCACACGATGCAGTATATACAATTGAACCAACTAATACACTACTAACACTTCCACTAAAACTTGCAATACTTAAAAGCGCACCATTATCATTTTGTGATGTAAACCAACCAGGATAAGTTCCTGCATACGAAGCTGGTGTAATATAAGTACCACCAACATCAAATGCGGATGATGCATATGTTATTGAGCCTGTAAAATTTGTTTTTATTGTTTTAAATTTTACATTTTGATTTGGTGGGTTTGCATATGAGCCTGTACTAAAACGAAATGCCGTTCTATCCGATTCAAATGTTAATAATTTTGTAATAGCGTTTGAACCTCCCGTAAAATTTGCACTTCCGGTAACCATAACCGGAACGTAATTATTATTTACATCATAAAATTCAAATTTGAAATTATAATCTTCATTACCAACAACAGTTGGCATTGTTGTTACAAATGAAACTTCATCTGGCGAAAATGCGGTATCTTCCGATAGCCTTAAACTAATATTTCCTAAATTCCATTCTCCCTGTGATTGTGAAAAATATAAAGTAGCGGGAGAAAACTCTTTATCAAGTTTAAATGGAATAGTTGTATCTAATAAATTTTTAGTTGGGCTAATTCCATTTAATGTACCAATACTACTGCTTGTTGAGCCTGATAATATGTATATTCCTAAATTACTTGGAGTTGATGCTGAATAAAATGCATCTAAATTTAATTCGTAAGTATTTGTACTTTTTAAATCCAAAGATGCGGAATATGTAAAATTACCCGCTCCTTTTAATTTTACGCCTGCTTCAACTCTAGTCGAATCTAATGTAGCATTTAATGAACCAGTATTCCAATAACTTTTAAAAGTTTCAGATGTTAATGTTCCCGTATTTCCAACTACACTACCACTTAAATCATATGATGTTAATAATTCCTTTGATTCAACTAATATATCCTGAATCATATCATAATCAGAAATATCTCCCAATGATGTTCTAAAAACTTTTATACGTTTAACATCTCCGGCAAAAGTTTCTAAATTTGATAATTTGATATTGGCAAACGATTGGTTTATTCCCGTATTTATTTTTAAACCACTTTCTATTCTATAAACCGGTGAAATTAATTCATTAATAGATACGCTTGGTCTTCTATAAAAACGTATTTTAGTGGTATTTGCTAATGTAGGATTTACATTAATAGTTTTTTGCCACTTAACATTATATTGTCCTTCCCAATTTAATGGTATAGGTGATACTAATCCATTATTATCATAATATGAACTTAATTCTCCTAAAATTGTAATTGTACACGGCCCGTATGCAGTATCGCCTGGGTACACATATACGGATACAACTTTAGATACCCCTTCATAATATTCACTTGTAAATTGGTCGCCATTTATGGTAGTTATCATACTACCTTCGCCAGGCTCGTGATATATAATATTCCCAGCGGCGTCTTTAATTTCTATTTTTATTAAAGTATCGGCTACCAATTCAGGTGCACCAGCTATAAGAAAAGCATTTTTACCACCTGTGAATGTATCAGGTAATTCAGTTATATTGAAATATCTACTGTTTGGGGTTGTATCTTCTACAAATACATTGTATCTATCTAAATTTTCGGGAAATAAAGTTTTTTGTATTAATGCCATTGTATTTGAAATATTTTATACTAATAAATATCTTCAAAAAATAAATAACTCATATTTATATAAAGAAAACTAATAAAAACTAAAGAAATATAAAATTATGAAATATGCAATGCTTCAAATAAAAAAAGAAACCCATGAACTTCTCAAAAATTATTGTGAAGAACACGGGTTTAAGATGGGGAGTTTAGTTGAGAACTTAATTAAGAAACACATTGGTGTAACTAAACCTCAAGCGGGTGTGTTAAGAGCTGATAAGGTAAAAAGTCAATCTTACTAATCCCATCTATATTAAAGTTTTTTTCTCTTTTCTAAAATCATAACTATCATATATTTTATTATATTTTTTAATAAAATTATCAGTACGTTTTAAGTTACATTCTATATGCTTACTTGAGTTCAATCTCTCTAATTTAAAAGGGTTTCCCAATTTATTCGATACCCATTCTTCTAATTCATACAACTTATCAAAATCGAACCATATAATATTTGGATTATGCTCATGCCATTCTGAAATTGCGTTAAATTGGATACCAAGCATAGTCGGTAAATATAATTTAGCAAAATCCGTTTTAGGTTCTATTGAATATTTTTTTATAAACGAAGTAACTATTAGATTCATACTATCAATATCCACTATATCGTTTGATGTATAATATAAAATATCATTTTCATCTAATTCTTTTAAAATATTTGCAATATCATATTCGTTTTTAATTTCAAGCTCGTGAATAACGTGTTCCCAACAAGATATAAATCGCATATGCCTATCTCGTTTTACCGATATTATTTCATAATTATTTCCAAATTTATCAAATAATTCTGAACAAGATTCGTGATAATGGGGTGTATTATCTTTTAGAGTTTGAATATCTAATAAAGTATTTGTTGATGATATAATGTTATCGATAAACCCTCTAGCGTGTTGTATGTTTATATTATTTTTAATACAAGATATTTGAAATGCGGTTGATGCACATCTTGGTAAACTAATATAAAGGAATTTATTATCTACTAACATTAAAAATCAATTTTACTGAATCCATCTACTTTCTTTATCTCTATTAATCCATCTACGATATCTCTCATTTGTTCTAAGTGAGAAATCATCCAAATGAAATCGAATTGAGTTTTCAAATACTGCATCATCATAAATAGTGATGATAAGTTATTTGCATCCAATGTACCAAATCCTTCATCAATTACTAAGAAGTTTGGACGAGGTAAGTTACATATATTGATTAGAGCAACTCTGATTGCTAATCCACTTACAAACTTCTCCATACCACTACACATCTCCAACGGCCATTCTTGGTCTTCGTAAACAATCTTTGCATTGATATTCTTACCATCAATATCCATTACAATACTAAAATCAACAACCTGTCCTAATATATTATTGATTTCATTTTCAATAACTGGCATTGCTTTAGAAATCAATTCATATGGAACTCCATCACGCTTCACAGCATCTAAATAATAGGTGTATAGTCGGTTCTTTTCTTCCAAGTCCTTAACATCACCCATCTTTTGCTTTATCCCCTCTATAAACGATTCTAATGAAGAAATAGAGCCATTTAATCCTGCAATATCTTTATTGATTGATTTGATTTCCGATTCAATTTCACTTTTAGTTTTATTCAACCCAGTAATTACCGATTCTATTTGTTTATTACGTTTAATAGTATCTTCATTATCGTGATATTTTTGAATATCAGCTTTAACTTGTTCCAACTGATTATCATACAATTGTTGTTGAGTTGTAAATCCGTTTAATTCTGCAATAGTTTTTTCTTTGATTACAATTGCTTTCTGATATTTAGATTTTAACTCAACCAAATCATCCCATTGCTCATCAACATCTGCTAATCGGCTTGCTTGGTTAATTAACGAATTTAATTTACCATGCATTTCTTCTAAATCAGCTATTTGCTCTTCAACTCTTTGTTCGGTTTCTTTTGCATCCTTTACAAACACATTGTTCATACAAAAGTTACAATTCGGGTCATATTCGTGCTGAGCCAAATGTGTAAGTTTTTCTCTATTAGATTCCAATGATTGTTCTACTAATGCGATATATCTTTCGGTGTTATTAATTTCACCCTTCAATACATCCCATTCCTTTTTAGCTTCTTCAATTGGTTGCTCATTGATATATTTCTTTTCTTCAATCGATTTTGAAATTTCAGATATAGATTCGGTATATTCATCTAACTTTCCTTTTTTAATTTTCTCTTCCGAAAGTACGTGCAATATATCTCTACCAATATCGTTTTTTTTCTTTTCTAATGTTTCTAAATCTAAATTACCATCTACTGGCACCAACTCTTTTGTTAATCCCAATATTCTATCAGATAAGTCGGTTACATCAATTGACCTACTTTCTAAGGTTTTTTCTAATCCCCTTAATTCGGATTTTTTAGTTTGTTTCTCTAATGCTTTTTCAGCTAATTCGGATGTGAAATCGGTTTTCTTAAAGTTCTTAATAAGAACTGCTACTTCTTTAATATCTTCGGTAGCTGTTTCATATAATTTATCAAAAACATTTAATCCCATAAATTGAGCAAGCAAATCCTTTCTCTCACTTTGCGATTTATCAATGAATATAGAGTTATTGCCTTGCAACGATAGAGCAGTCAATACGAAATCTTCATACTTACCAACATATTGTTCAATTACGGCATTTGTATCTCTACGTTCCGTACCATTTAAAGATGTTCTAACTCCACCCTCTTCTTTCCAAAATTGAACATCTACTTTAACGTTCTTTCCTTTGTTAATTGTTTTAGCGGTTCTGTTAATATAGAAATCGATTCCGTTTACTTGAAAATGTAGTTCACATTCGAAATCCGATTTACGATTGTTCATAATATTTTGAGCCTTATAAGCTCTACTACTCTTATCGTATAAACAAAATGATATCGCATCAAATAGAGAAGATTTACCGGCTGCATTTGGAGCAAATAATCCCATCAATCCACCAATCTTTTGGAAATCAATTTTATTTTTTTCACCATATGAGAACATATTACTGAATGTAAACTTAATAGGTTTCCAATGAATATTTCTATGTATTTCTTCTTGCGTTATTCTACTATTGATATCTCTATTGATAACTTCCAACGCATCCAAATCTGGGGTAGTTGTAAACGGCATCATTCTTTGAACGTAATCTCTTATCAATGTATTTTGATGATTAATATCCGTTACATCTTCAAAATCTAATTTACTCAAACGATTGCCAGTCTTTTGCTTATTAAATGAGTCGGTTCTGATGATTGTGAAATCTTCTACACCATATCTCATTTTAATTTCAGTAATTACTTTTTTGGTATCAGCCGAATCCGTATTTGATAAACGAACTCTTAAACGAGGCTTCTTTGGCATATCGGTTACAATTGGAACTTTACCATTATCGATATCCAATGTATAATAACCATATTCGTTTGGAATATCAATTGCCTCATATTTCATAGAATCTAAATCCCAAGCTAAAAATCCGTGTCCATTTAAACTCTCACCAAAGTTTTGCTGTACTAATGAACCAGCATAAACTACTTTACATCCGCTTGGTGAAATCATAGTTTGTCTTTTATGAATATCCCCCAATAGAGCCAAATCATATCCATCGAACATATCGGTAGTGAAATGACGAGATGATACTACATATCCAACATCGGTTTGTGAATTATCAACGGGTCCGTGAAATAAAGCAATCTTCTTATTGCCCGATAATGTATCAGCTTTTGGCCAATTCTTTTTATCATCAAAGATACTAAACACGCCAAAATCAATTCCACCAATAGAATATATTTGAGTATCTCTTAAATATGTAAAGTTTGGTAAGTTTAATGCTTCTACGATTGGAGTAAGTACATCTAATCTATCGGAGTTATTCATATTACAATCGTGATTACCCGTAATAAGGATTGTTTCACAATGTTTAGAACATTCTGTAAATAACCAACTTATCTCTCTAACTAATTCAGGAGATAATTCCAATTTAGCATGTGCAATATCGCCTGCTAAGTAGATGAGTGAATTTTCCGTTCCTCTTTTGCGAATTTCTTCAAACATTGTTTCAAATACTTTTCTGTACTCTTTATGTCTTTGTACATTACGAATATGTACATCGGCAATGTGGTAGATTGTTTTTAATCTTTTCATAAACTATTTATTTTGCTTAATAGTAATTCTTCGGATGAAAACTCTTTAGTTTTCTTTAGTTCTTCATAAAAATTTGTATAACCCATTTCCGATGCATCTTTATCTCTAAGATACATCATCTTTACACATATTCCCTGCTTTCTGAAATAATCAGCTGCTTTAAGTGCTTCATTAATAGCATCATTATCCAATGAAATAACGATATCAGTAACTCCACTCATAAATATTTTCTCAACTAATTGTTTCGATGGGAACTTACCCAATAATGGGATAGCATTTCTTTTAATTGTTATTGCATCAAATACACCCTCACATAATATAATTGGTTCATTCCAATTAACTTGCGATTCAAATGCTATTATATTTTTACTGATTGGTGGATTTTTATATTTCATCTTCTCTTCAGAATAATATGAACGAGAAACAAAGTAGTTTAATTGACCATTTAAATCATATGATGGGATAATAACTCTCCTACTATATAATCCATCTTTGCAATATCCAATATTATATTTAACTATTTCCTTTATACCAATTCCTCGTTGAGTAAGGTAAAACATAGCATGTTTATATTCTGGGTTAAATCCCTTTGCTTCTTCTGCTAATGAAATAAATTCTTTTGGAAGTTGGATGAATACCTTTGTTTCAGCATCTTCTTGTTGTGGTGTCCAATTACTATCGCCATAGATTTCTCTAATAAGAGATATAGTTTTTCTATCTACATCTAATTTACGAAGTAAAGATGTCAGTTTTTTACCACCACTATTGCAAGTCCAACAATGCCACTTTTGAGTTTCGGTATTGACTTGGAGTTTCGGCTTATGATGATTGCAGAATGGACAGTGAAATGCCAATTCGTTGCCTCTCAACGTAAGACCATGGCCCAATACATTAGTAAGGGCATTAATTACCTTATTCTTATCATTATTACTTAACACATCACAAATATACTACAAATATTTGATATTACCAAATTTTTATGGTTCTAAAAACCATAAATCCGGTATTTCCTTATCTGCGTACTTATAACCATTTTTATCGCACCAATCTGCGTATGTGGTTTTGGAGTTTTTTGTGATTTTGTTCTTAGAGTTGGAAAATACGAATCGTATATCCAAATTGGGGTTTTGAGCCTTAACTAACAAATGTTTTTTCCTATCGGCTGCTACAAACCTACCCTTTGTCTCTACTCTAATACCATTGGGTAATTTAAAATCGGGACTATATGTGTGGTTTGATGCTGGAATTATGTATGGAACTTTTTCAGTTTCATATTCTACAACAATTCCTTTGGACTCTATTTGTTTTGATATGGTTTCTTCTAAACCAGACTTAAATCCATATTTTTTAGCAACCCATTTTGGATTACTCTTTTTTGTAACTTTTTTAGCCATTAATTTTTTTTATTTTCTAGGAGTATCACCATATTTTTTCTTATCGGTATATCCTTTTGCGTTAGGGTATCCACCGCCAAATTCTCCGGCGCCATATCTATTACCTTTTGCATTTCTCTTCTCAACAGCTAATAATCCTTCCTCATCTATATCTTTTTTACCGGCAAAGCCATTACCCAAAGAATATGGTGTTTGGTCTTTACTAGCATTTGCTGCTATTATTTTAGGCTGAGGATTATCCAATCTAGCCGTATCTTTGTTTGCTTCGTATAATTCTAAAATCTTTGACATAATGTTATTTGTTTAATATAAATATAAGTTAAGTATCAAAACGGATAATAAAGTTTACAGGCATATCCGGTTCTGATTTAATTGGTTGTGGTAACTTAGCAACTGCTACTAAATCACAATTATCATCATATAATCCAATTGTTGTAATAAATGGTGCTAAGAATGAACCCGTACTATCTACCGAACCACTTAAATCATAATGTTCAAAACCACCACTCACCGAAGATGTATAATTTGATGCGAATCTATAATCTAATATATCTCCGTTTTCCAATGTAGATTTTTTCTTAATATATTTTGCACCAGGGTTAGTTGTAACTTTATATATTTTATTATCACTACCTGTTATAAATTCGGTTACCTTTCCAACTTCAACAACTGCTGATGGGTTTTGTGATACATTGAATTCATCTTCATTTGCAATCAAAAGATATTCATGCTCATAAATTGTTTTGGTTGATTTATAATCCAATTGCCATCCGTTTACTAATCTACTAGCAACATCTTTTGTTATTACAATTAATCCTTGATTATAAAATACGTTACCAATTTTAATACCTTGCGCTTGTTCGGGTAAAAATGGAATATCTTCCGCTATTGCTATTCCCGATTCAATATCTAAACTAATTAAATTTATTGTTGGTCTTCGAATTCCATTATATATAATATCCAATGTTCCTGCTTCTATATCAAATTCTCCAACTTCTACAATTGGTACTAATGAAGTAGAATATATATTTTCATCTAAATCTATAAAATTGAATAATCGTTTTTCTACATCAATTCTGGAAATATTAATTTGGTCTCTATCATCTTGTAGATTTCCAAATGAATCATCCATATAAGATACCTCATTTAATTCATCCCGATTATCTATTAATACTACCGAACCTTTTTTTATCCCCTCACCAACGTATATATTTGGAATAGATAGTACTTTAGCAGAACCACTTAAAAATCTTTCTTTTGCCAATTTAGCATTAGTATATGATTTTTTCTTATGCCCACTTCTTAAAAATACGTTATCACCCGAATCAAAGTAAAATTGAGCTCTTAACTGGCCATATATCGAATTTTGTGGATAAGTGGAACCTGTTAAACTACCCGTTGGTATTAAATTTAAATTTGTTGAAGTTTCATTTGCTTCCAACATAGTAATTGAACCAGAATCAAAGTTATTAAAACTCCATTCTTTATACGCCTTAAATGGGCGAATACTAATATCGGATTTCGGTATTCTTTTTAACATATCGTATATAAATATCAAATTAACAAAAAACCCCCATTGAAGGGGGTTGATTGTTAGTTATATCCTCTGATTAGAAATCTAATTTAACTTTAATTGCTATCTCCTTATCGAATGATTTTGCAATTGGTTGTGATGTTTTAGCTACTGCTAATAATTCATTTCCATCATCATAAAGTCCTACAGTAGTGATGTACACTTTAGGGTCTTTTTCAAATGATGAATTAACAAACTGACCAGTTGAACCTGTAATGAATGTTGGGTTATTTGAGAAGTTAAATTCTCTATTATTAGCTCTTACAAAATAATGTGATGTAGAAACGTTTTCGGTTCTACGAGCTTGGAAATCTGCTCCTTTATTCAATGCATCAAATAATTTTAATGAACCAGATGAAGAACCCGATTGATGGTATAGACCCGTTGTTGCTCCAACTGCTGCCATTAGATTACCACCTACTGATGCTGATAAAGCTGATGGATTTAATAATACGATACCCATATCAGGATAGAATAATCCAAACCCTGCTCCGTTTGATGCTACATATGTATTGATTGAAGCAGTTAACGCTGAACCAATATTTAATGAACCACTAACTAAGTTATAAACTCTACCTGCGGTTGTTACATTTTCATCAGTTCCACCACTATCATCGATTAATGTTACCAATCCTACTGAACCCGATAAATCGATTGAGATATTACCTGGGTCTAATTTTTCTTTATATCTAGCTCTATTTACGTTTAATGCGTAGAATGATTTCATATCGTTTCCAGCATAATCAGTAAAATATGGGTCAGCTGAATCTAACAATACATTCTTCATTTGATTGTATATTGCTTTTGTAGGTAACGTAGATGAATCATCTTGTGTTAACGTAGGTGAACCCGATGCTGCTGCATCTCCATATGCTATTGAAAACTGAACTTCAGCTATATCCGATGTTAATGGATTTTCATTATAAACATCTAAATAATACTTACCCGTTGCGGAGTTAAGTTGTGCAGATGAAGTATAAAATGTGGTTAAAGAACCGGCATCACCACTCCAAATTCCCGAAGTTACAACTTCTGTTCTATTAGTTACTTTATCAATTGCACCGAATTTTTTGTAAATACCATTCGTTACAGTTGTTAAGTCAGAGCTGATTTGCTCTCCTTCACCCAAAAATTGGTTTAAGATTCTAACCATTTCGTTAGTATCTATTGGAGTGCCTGCGGTATTTGCTGCGCCTGCTAAGTATTGTGATAAATTACTTGCTAATAGGGCTCCTCTATTGTCTCTTATTAATGCCATAGTTTAAATTATTGAACGTATGTTACGGTTACCGGAATTGTTTGTGAACCACCCGTTTCGTTACCATAAACAGTTATAGTTGTTTTGATAGTCGAAGTTAATGATGGGTTTGGAATAAATTTGAAAGATAATCCTTTAGCGATTGCTGCCGTTGCAGATACATCATCACCAATAAATACTGGCACTGTACCCACATCCGCACTAACGCCTTCACCTACTATATCACCAGCGTTTTTATTAGATAGTATAATGGTATAACCCATTCTTCTATTTCCGGCAGGAGATGTTGTTGGAGAAAGTGAAACTTCACCACTTCTTTGATTAACTGCAATATTAGGAATACCAAACTCAACCACAGGAATACGAGTTGTATTCTTAGGTAAGGTTACCAATTTGTATTTCATTACTTGCGTTTCATCGGGATTAGCTTCTAAAACTGGCATATTTTTAATTGCCGAATCATAAAAAGCAGAACCCTTTGGGTGTGCTGGTTCATAAAGTGTGTAATCAATCTCATCATCTGCTAAAGCAAATTGAGTGATGTTTAACCCTTGTCCTGCTGCTAATTTTTCTCTACCTTTTTTGGTAAGAATTGCATCAACAGTCAATTCTGTATTACTTAAATATCCCATAGTTTGTTATTATCTTTGTTTATAAATATTATATTTTTAAAATTCCGTTATTCTACTTCCAAAATTGGTTCACTCGCATCTCTACCAGATTTATTTACCTTCAATGTATTAGGATTAGAAGTAAATGTTTCAATTGGAGATGAACCATCCAATGTTGTTGCTGCTGTATTTTTTGAACCTCTAAAGAATGAGTTTTGCATTCCTCTCGTTAAATCGTTTGTATTTCTGTAATGAGTTGATAAATATCCATCAACATTTTTAATATCGATTATATTACCTCCAATGATTGGTACTATTGAACCCGAAAATGGTTGAATATTTAATGTAGTTTCATTATATGTTTGAATATCCGAAACATATCCCCCACGCGGGTCACCCATTCCCGTAGCAGATGCGGTTACAGCAAATTTAGTTACAACTCTTTCCTTTTGTTCGGTTACCAATTGTATTCTAATTCGTTCTTTAACTCGTCTACCTTCTTTATCAAAATAAGTTCTAATAGCAGAACCACTTTGTGCATAAATACCAAATCCTACAGTTTCATATACACTTTGTCCAACAATGGTATTTGTATCATATATATCAATTTCCGTCAATATAGATGGATTCCCCAATCCTGCGTTTATCGTAATTTCTTTTTGGTAATATTCGGATGATATATCATTTTCGGCATCATAATCGTATTTAGCTTCAATTTGATAACTATCAGCGGTTGTCGTTTGTAATGATGCAGTGTATATAGTAGCACTATATTGATTATTTTCTGCAATCAATTGTTCTGATAAATCTGAATTTATTGTAGCAAGATATTGATTTGAATCTGCTATTAATTTAGTTGTATCCGAATATTTTATATTTGCCTCTTTTTGATAATCATCAGCCGTAGGTCTTTTTTGTTCAATCTTACTTCTTTCTAAAATATGTGGTTCAATTAATAGACCAGTAGTTGCTTTAACTCTTGCTGGTAACATATTCTTAATATCCTCAAACATAGATTTCTCATATAGTTTGATTAGATTAATATATGCGTAAATATCTCTACCATCAAATCTTTCAAAATAATAATTTCTTAAACTATCTAAATTTGAATAATTTGATTTATAATTATCGGATGGGTCGCCAATATAGTTGTCTAAATTAATTCCACCCAATGATTTTGCAATATCAATATTCAATTCTTTTGTAGGAGAAAAGAATAATCCAACTCTATTTGAATCGGTTGGAGATTGGTCAAATGCTTTTTTAGTTGCTCTACTTTTTATAGATAAATCAACACCACCACTTACATCATTTCCACTAAAATCGGTTTGAGATTCGAATCTAACTTTATTAGTTGAATATCTCGTTGAACCCATATCAGGTATCTCCAATACAACACTTCTATCTATCGTTTCAAAATTATAAGGATATGATGTAGATGGTGTAAATCCAATAGCAGATGCACTTATTGGTGCATTTAGTGTTGATATTACATTTACAATACTTCCGGTTTCTTCAAATTGATTTCTTACAAAATTTTTAGGATAAAAGATATTATTCGCAACATTTATTAAAGATTGCGATACTGCTAAGTTTTTTGGATATTCAAAATCTAAACGGAAATATAAATCGGTAGTTGATGCAGAAATACTATTACCATTAATCATTTCGGGGAATGAAACGTGTTCGTAAAATCTTTCTTTATCCAATGGCGTATTCCATATACGGAATTCATCTAAACTACCTACAAATCCATTACCAAATTCTAAAATAGTACCATTTTCCCAATCGGATAGTACATTACTAACACTAGCTGAGATTGATTCCTGAAATATAGTCTTTTCTTTATTGGATTGTTTTACATTTAATTCAAAACTACTACTAGAAGCGTTTAATGTTCTACTAATCTCAATGCCAAAGAATTTATCATTAAATATTGGCAATAAGGATGAAGATATTGTATTTACCAAATCATTTGAACCAGAATATGTAAATTTAACTTTACCATATTCATCACCCACACTACCACTTAGCCATAAAGCCATACTATTATCCCCATCAATAATACGATATTTGCCAGCCGTAGTTGGTTTTACAAATAATTCTATTGTATCGGGTTTTCTAAGTTTGTTGGTGTTTTTCCAACCCATAGAAATATAAGCACTACTATTAAATTTAAGAGCAGTAGTAATGTTATCATATACCAATTTACTCTTAGTTGTTTCCGTTACTTCCGGTCCACCAAATTCTAAAATTGAAAGATTTGATGAAGGGATACCATAACAACTTAATAAGGCATAAACACCACGCCTAGTACCTTTATGTTTTAACAAATATGGTATGTTATTTACAATTCTTCTCCATACTTCATTTGTTCTTTGTTTTGTAGGATTAAGTTCGGTTTCACCATTCGTTTGGCCAAATACATATGACCATAATTTTGAATCTGCATCTAAATTTTTTGCATCCCAACTAAATGATTTTAATGCATCAAATAAAAGTTTATCTGATATTCCTCCCGTTTGTTTATAACCTAAACCTCTACTTTTTTCGATTGATTTTGTATAATAATAAATTGAATCAAAATGTTGACCAATCATTGAGAAAAATAATAATAAACTATCATTATTCTCATCGGATACAATATATTGTGGTATATTGTTTAATATATAGTTTTGGTTATTGTTATCATATATGGTTGCTAACTCTATAATATTATTATACCAAGGTAAAACGCTAGATGTATCATTTGATGATATTCTATTACCATTATTGTAAGGCCAAGTTATAGAACTACCATTATTTGTAGTGTATGCGGATGATGATGTATATAAGAATTTTTCAAATCCATCAAATCCATTTACAAGTTGATTCTTTTTTGTAGATTGTCTTTCTAATTCTTGCTGATTAGCTACAGAATTAATAAACCCCGTATTAGTAATATCAGTAGATGCGGATGCTATTAATCCATCATATGCTTCTATTAATTGAACTTTATATAAAAAGTTATCAACTCTCTCTTTGGCTGAACTAAAATGAACAAAATTATTCCATAAATATGTTGAACCATCTGTGTATTCTATATTTAAACTATCATTATTAAACGTAGAACCACTTAAATACGTTGATATTAATTGTGCGGAAGATGATACCGATGAACTAAGAATTAAATTATCTAATGATTCAAAATTAGTTGAATTTCCAATTGTATAATCCACATCTACATTAAAGTTTGGTCCCTTTAATGGTGGACATTTTAAATTAGCTTGGTCTGCTAGTACGATAGTTTCAACTAATGGATTAGCCATTAATTTAGTTATCCAAAACGTTGTATTTGGTACAATGTTAGTTGGAATTGGTTCGTATAATTTTAGTAAAATACTATTTACTTCATCTTTAATTACAGTATTACCCAATTCATCTTGCACCTTCGATGATAATGTAAAATTATCATTTTCCCAAGTTGATATTAATATTTGTTCATTATTATCAAAATTAGCAAGATGCGTTAGATATCTACTTTCTTTCTCCGGCTCAATAATTTGCAATTGAGATAAGAATGAATCGAACATTGCTGCTCCAAATATATTTTCATCTATCTGAATAGATGGTAAAACTAATTGGGTTTTTATTTCATATTCATTACCTATTAATTCTTCCGAACCTGCTCTATTGAAAGGTTTAAATATTAAACTTAGTCCATCATTTCCGGACCAGTTAGAAAACTTATCTCTTAATGTTTTTAAATTTATAGAGATATTTCCGTTTGGCGTTAAACTTTTGAATAATGATATTCTACTACCATCGTTTGCTTTTAAATCAACATCTATTGTTGAAGTTGCAAAAGAAGAGTATTCATATGTTAAATCTATATTTAAATCAGAAAATGATGGTACATCTATTGTATCTGCGAATGTTATTTCGGTAATGGATGGAAAATCATTTACGGCTGTAAATGTAATTAACGCTGTTACCGAATCACCTGTACCATATTTATTACTTTCGGCAACTAATACTATTTTTTTAGTACCATATACTTCGGAAAAATCTTTCTTAAAATATAAGGTTACAAATCCAGCCGAAGATGGAACTAATATTGTATCAGCTCTACCATCTATATATACTCTTACGTTATCGGTATTAGATACTTTGAATGGAACATATATTTCTCTTTCTACATCCGAATCTTTTACCTGTACACTATATTGAGTAGTATCTAAGTTGATAATAGGTCTATCTACATTTATCTCCTTTTCAAATAAAACAACAACAGATATGCCAGATTTAAGTTGTTCAGCTGGTAAAGAGAATGATGAATTTTGATTACTCCATTGGTTAAAATCGATAGAATTAGGACCAGCTTCTGCTAATTTAGCAGTATTGGTTGTTTGATATATGTTTATTAAACTATATTCTGTCGGCTTATTTACATACTCTATTTTAAAATCAACTCTACCCTTTAAAGCATCTGAATTTATTTTTCTAATAATATTACTATCAGCTAAAGATAATTTTCCACTATCTGATATAGTACCATCATTTTGAAATATTGTATAATTTAATATTACATTATTTGCTAATTCTTGTCTAAAGTTTGATGAAAATGCTACTTCATATTCTAATTCAGTAACAACCTTAATTTCATCAGATGCCTTTATGGCTGTTAATTCAAAATTTAAACTTATCGAACCAATTTCGTATGTTTGAGTATTAGTTGCATTATAAGTACCATCGGATTGTAAATCAAATTCTTGTACCGAAAGTATTTCCGAATAGTTATATTCTATTGCATTGGTAACCGGTTTAATATTTAATGGAGTTTTAACTTTAAACTTTTTAGATTTACCAAATAATCCACCAAATAATGTATTTTTTACAGGTTGGATATCTAATCTATCTCTCAATCTACCAAAAAATCCACGCCTTACGGGCACTAACGGAGTAGAAGGACTATCTTGTGCAATGGTATCTTCACTTTGATACGATTTCTTAATAGAAACTTCGTAATATTTGGTTGATTTTTGTCCGGTTTTAGATACTTCGTATTTTTTAGAACTATTAAACGTAGTAGATGGTGAATAGTTAATAGTAGTATTTATACCATATCCTTTTGATACACCATTTTCTAAAAATTCTACTTCGCCTGAATTAGATATTAAATTTATCTTAATAGACTTTCCTACAATTTCATTTGAATATGTTGGTGGAATAAATGTTGGATTTGGTTCTACCGGTGGGGTATATCCTCCCCCTCCTCCGCCGCCTCCGTCTATAAAGCTGGTATATTGACCCATACCATCATACGAATTCAATGTAGGTTCTCCTCCAAAAATATTTTCTAATGCTTTTACCACTCTTTATTGTTTAGTATAAATATCCTATTGTATATTTTCTCTACCACCTTCGTAAATTCTATCTCTACCAATTCTAACATCACCACGATCAACTTCGGTAAACCCACCCCCACCACCGCCACCACCATATGATGGTGTTGGTATAACGTCTTGAATTGGCTTTGGTTGTGGTTCTGGCATTGGTTCTATTACTTTAATAGGAGTTGGTTGTATTGGTAATGGCTTTATCGGTAATGGTTCTACTTCTATTGGCGCAGGTGGTAATTCTATCGGAACTATAATTTCTTTTGGTGGATTTGTACCTTTAATCTCCAATTTAACGTTTTGTGGATTATAAACATTTCTAACTTTAGTATCATTTATTACTATATTACCAACCAAATCTTTTATTTCTTTTTTAAGTTCAGCAATTTCAAATTCTTTTGGTAATACCTTTATAGTGATATTTCTTCTATTTAAAGTTTTTGTATTATATTCTATACAATTTCTTAAAATGTTTTGAATTTGTGCCGTTAATCTACTAAACTCATATTGCTCACAATCTTCAAACCTAGTTATGGATGGTTTACCATAATTTGATTCCGAAATAATATATTCTTTATTTGTTAACCAATAGGTTACGCTTGTTTTGAAATCTAAAAATATTCTTTTTTTGAAAGCACTAAAATTAGATAACCCAAAATCTTTACGCAGAATAGATTCGAAATCTTTACCAAATCTATTAACCATTAATGATGTTATCGATTCTAAATAATTTACTTCAAATGAGTCCAATGAATCTAATATATTTTTTTTATAATATTTAAAATCTTTACTTAAATTATTTATATTTGTAAATTCTTTATTGGTTATAGTATTAACATTACTATTTTTTGTTTTTAATGGTAATATTCTAATTTCGGTTCTTGATGGTGATATTTCGTGTACCCATACTCTTGTTAGCCCATTATCACTACCTACTTTATTTCTAACAAAATTAACATTAACTTTTAGAATTCCATTTGTAAATCCTAAATCATTTAATAATTTTTCAATATCAATTGCTAACTCTTTTTGTCCGCCTTTGTTTGTAAGGCTATACATATAGTTTTTAATATCTCCCGTTTTAATATACGCAACGTTATTTCCATTCTTTTGTGGTAATAAGTTATTATTTATATCATAAACAGAAACTTCCATTACGTCATATCTACAATCGCCAAAATCAGTATCTTCTATTTGATTTTGACTTACAATAAATAAATCTTCAGTTTGCAAAAATTGTCCTGCATTTTCTGAATTGTTATTTATATTATCTATATTTGTATATTTTTTAATACTCATAATTTATTAATATGAATCTGGGTGATATTTACCAAAACCGGCTTCGTATGTTTTATCTTTAGAAGTTCCATCTGAACGAGTTATTACTACTTTCAAAGAACCATCTAAATAATCTTTAGAGTGGCTTTTTCCATTAAACCACCCTCCCTTTTTGCGAGAATCCAAATCACCAACCGCATCAAAGTTTAAAGTAAATTCTACATCTTTACTCGCTCCCGCATCAACTGTAAAGCTCTTTTGTGGTATTTTATAAAATTCTCTATTTTGTGGATTTTTAGGAGTTAGCGTTACGGTTATTGGTTGCTTATCATTATTAGTAATTGATAATGATTTACCATTTTTCCATTGATTTGCACCCGTAGCACTAAATCTAGCAAATATTTTTGGTTTATTTGAATCTTCATCTGGAGATATTTTAACAATTGCCACATCATTAACAACATCTGCTCCAGCTGCCATTGCTTGTGCTTGTGTACCTTGTACAATCGCTTGCTGATTTTGTACCGCTCCTAATTGAGATTGCAAACCTTCTATAATTGAATTCAATGAGTCAATTTGTTTAATCAATGCCTGAATTTGTGCTTTAAACCCGGTATTTTGGGATTGTAATGATGCTCTAAGAATTCCTTCCTCTACTGATTTTTGTAGTGAATTTTGTATTTGTAAAGCAAAATCATCAATGGTTTGTACTAATGTATTTAGTTGATTAACTAATGCATCATTAGTTTGTTCAATTGCTAATCTATTATTTATTTCAGATTGTACTTGAGATTCTAAATCTGATATAGTTGAGTTTAAATTGGATACTTCTACGTTTAAATCAGCTACTTGCTTTCTTAAATCTTCATTCTGAAGTACTTCTTCATCATATAATGGTTTAGGAACTAAATTTAAATTTGGAGTAGGGATGTTTGGTCTTAATTCCTTAATATCCAAATCGATTGCTTTTAATAGTTCAGCTTCATCGTATTTATTTTTATTTAATTCCTTAAATACTAAAGATGATGCAATGTTATTTTCATCAACTACCGTAATACCATATTGATTTTTGGCAATAGCTTGAGAGCCGGATATAGATAATATTGATTCTAAATCCGATTTTCTTTTTTCATCCAATTTTTGTGCAATCGCCTCTAATGTTGTCATTTTATACTATTTCGAAAATTAATTTATCATCTATAATAGTAGATATGCCACCTTCTTCTATTTTAATTTTTAATTTATACGTTCTATTGATTGGTAATGCGTTTAAACTTATATTAAAATAATTTGATATTGAATCACAACTTATTTTTGTGTATTCGCCAAATGGATATACTATCTCACCCGTCTTATAATCTTCCAATTGATAATAAGATGCTATTGGTAAATATTTAGTTTGGTCATATTCAAATGTAGTGCCAAATGTTTTCAATGGATACATATCTCTAGCCTTTACTCTAATCTTAATAGTTTCGTTTGCTGGATATTCATTTTTTAAGTTTGTAAGTACAACCTTATATCCATCTTCGGCAGAACCTGTTGTTGGTGCTAAACTTCCTGTAATTTGAGAGAAATCATTCCAAACTAATTCCAATTTTGGTTCGTATATAGTATTGGTTTCTTTTGAAAAGAATTTTAATACACCATAATCTAAATCATTATTTTCCGCAGAGGAACTATGATGTATAATGAATCCGTTATTTGGTATAGAACCACTTAACCATAAATTAACTATATTCGTTACATCCATTCTAATATCAGCATCTTCATAATTATAAGATTGAGATGCCATCGATGCGGTGTACCAAGTACCACCACCACCATTTGATATAGAGCCTGTATCAGAACCACTTGCATATGAATTTGGAATTGCTACATAATCCATCCATTTATCAACGCCATTTTTATAATACCAACTCACACCATCCGATGTTATATTATCAAATTTTGTGCCAATACCCATATTCCAACTTTGAGAAACAGCATTAGCATGAATAGTATATTCCAATGGAATTTCTTCTGCTTGGGATGATTTTAAGTTTAAATAGACAATAGAGCCGGATGGTATTCCCATATTGGCTACATCGAATTTAATTAATGTTCTAGCTATATCTTTTGTAGACCCGTAATATAGTTTGCCAACCTCTAATATCTCATCTCTACCTGCGTTTTGTTCGGGTTGTTGTAGGTAGATACTGGCATCGTATGATGATGTGAATAATTTATGCATATTATAAAGCTCTTCCTTTTATATCTTTGTTAGGGTATTTTACTTCGAAAATGCAAGGGTCTAAAGATGGATATATTATCTTACCTTTAGTTGCTTCATCGATGTTGTATCTATTTGGTGAATAATTTTCATTACCATCGCTTTTGCATATGTTTGATATTTTTACTGATGGTACACTCATTACACCTTCCACATTTGCTAATATTAATTCTAATTCAGAAATATTAATTGGTTTATTGAATGTCCAATTATCTATTTCAAAATAGTTTTGCATTTCGGTTAAACAAGCTGATAGTACTTCTCTTTTATTATAGTTTTGATAACATATTATTTCAAAATCAACTCCTATGTTGATTACAAATCCATCTATGATATTAACGGCATCTGTCATCATTCTATACTCACCCAAATACGTTTTAAGATTTTGCTTAACCGCTTGATTTATTTGAGTAAGCTTTTTATCACCATTATACCCTAATATATACATATTAATTGCAAATGGATTGTTAACTTCGGCAATTGATGTTTTCTTTTGTGTTAAATATTTTACTAATTCAGTTTGTATTTCTAATTTAGATTTATTTTGCAATCCCTCCACAACACCTACGAATTCTGCAATATTATTTGGAGATGCTAATATGGATGATGGTGAATTATTATCAATTTCACCATCCGGCGAAACATATACCTTAGCAACACTACCATATCTTTCTGGCATACTTAATGCTCTTACAATATAATCTTGCTTAGTTACTGCTCTATTTTGAGAACCAAACATTCCCAATGCGTTTTGTCTAATTTCCTCAATTGATTCACTTCCTCTACCACCAACTGCTGGTTCTAAATTTTCAACTGCTACACTACTTTTTATTTGAGAATAGGTTGTTATATTATCCACAGACAATAAATCTTCTTCAAATTCTATTCTAGATATAGTAGTTAAATCGCCTGAATTTACATTCGATTCAACTCCTCCACCAACTAAATACTTTACATTTAATGTTTGACCAGAAGGTGCAATTCCAAACGTATTTGTTTTTAGAAAATTAGATGGGTCAATCCCCTGATTTAATCTTTGTACCGAATTAGCTAATCCCAATCCTATATTTTTAGGGTTTGGTAGAATTTGCTCATCATTCATAGTTACATCCCCACTACCAAATTGTAAATCTATTGTGTTATCGGAATTTACTTTAGTTGAAAATCTACGTGGTACTTTTTGTACTTCTAAAATATATGGTACTGTATATGATTCGTCACTTAGCTGTCCACCATTTGATTCGGTGTTTGGTTGTTCTACAAATATACTTTCTTGTGCCAAATATGGAACTTCATACCATTTAGCATTCGTATCATCGGTTACTACCGATGTTATTCCTATTATGTTTGTTTCATTTATTGTTGCAACAGGATAATCAGTAGTATCGGTAAATGAAATGGTTGTATCCTTTTCTCTAGCAGAAATTGCTTTTATTTTTTTACTAACTAAATAAAAAGTTGGCTCTCCGGTAGCACTATTTCTTTCGTAAACATCTATTTCTCTATTAGTTTCATTTGAAAAATCAACAGAATCAGTTGTTCTAAATATGATATTTGGATTGGTTGTTGATACGATTTCCATACCATCTTTTATTCTTAAAAAATAAGATGGGTTTGGTGAATATTGATTTGCACCATTGCTGATAGCTGGAACTAACTGATAAACAGTTAAAGTTGTAACGGCTGGGGTTGTTACCTTTGGTTTATACCCCATCGATTGTGCTAATGCTATTACATTTTTACGTTCAGTAGCATGCGATAACATTGATTCTTTTAATTGTGTATCTTGGTAGAATGATAAAACATCGCCAATTGCGGCTGCCATTTCTACAAATACCATACCCGGAGATGCTTCATTGAAATCCGAATATTGGTTTGGGAAATATGTTTTTGTAAATTCTACTAAATTTTGCTTAAAGCTGGCAAAGTCCTTACCAACATATGTTAGTTCTCTATTACTACCCCAATTCTTATTTAACGGTTTGATGGCCATTGTGTTATTATTGATTTATCGTTACTTCTATTGTTTCTGATATATTAGGATTTAATCTTAATGAAAATTTTATAGAAACATTTATTTTGTTATTATCTATATCATTATCATCAAATGGAAATTCTATATCGTTTATTGATACAAATGGCATCCACATAGCTACTGCATCTTCAATCGCATCGATTACTCTATCTTTAATATCTTCACCATATATTGGTTCAAATATTAATCTATGTATATCACATCCGAAATCGGGCTGCATAACCCTCTCACCCTTTCGGGTCATTATTAGATTTATTAAATTATCTCTAGTTTGTTTGATAGTGGTATAGTTTGTAGCAAATATACCATTAGAATCGGAACGTCTATTTATTCCAATTCCCAATGATTTATAAGAATTACTTGTTAAATCCTTCGTACTTACTCTACCAATCTCTATTGCCATTATTAAAATCTTTTAACTAATTCCGAATAATTTCTTGTCAATGCTTTTATTGTAGCATCTTGTAATCCATCACCCGTTGATTCGAATTGAGGAGTATTTTGTGGTATATCTATATCTCTAAAATCCATAGTTTCCCATTCGCTCTCATCTACCCTCAATTCGGGTTTAATCATATCCAATACACTACCAACCGCTTGAGCGCCTTCTTTACGTTGCTCCGATGTAAATGGTTGTGTCATATTAAGAATCTCATTAATCATTGGGTCTTTTGTAAATTCCTTTTTGATTTGAGGTGTTTGTTGTTTGGTATTTACCATTTGCTGTCTAATAGGAGCAGTAGTATTTACCTCCGTCATCTCCCTTAATGTGGGACTAGTTGTTTTTCTTTGTGAGTTTAATGTAACTGCACCAGATTTAATTAATTTAGCTAATTCTTCTTTAACTTGTTGTTTTACTTCGTTTTTAACAACCTCCTTAATTAAACCTACTAATAATTTTGAATCCATAGTAATTTGTGTATGTTTATAATAAATATTGAAAGAATAAATTTAATACAATTGTATTATCCTACGATTTTATACCCATTCCAATTTAATATAGCAGGAGCGGGTGGAGCAGGTGGCGGATATTGTGACATAACGGACATTATACCACTAGCTCCCATCAAATGGGTTTTAGCTACATTAACAAATGGGTTAATCATTATATTTGTTTGAAAACTGAATTGTATTGTTGGTGGTATAAAAAATATGTTGGGAATTTGTGGTATTTTATCTTTAATCAAATCATATGCCATTGCCAACAATTCTTCTTTGGTTGGAGTTGCATCATCTATCATTTTTTGCAATTCCTCCTTTGTAGGTATCTTTGGAATACTAATACCCGGTAGTTCTATATCCGGTACTGCTCCATCAATTGTATCTTTTATAAATTTTTTAATTTGAGGAGGAGTTGGTTTTGGTGATGGAATACTATTTGATAGTTCCACAGCCGTTTGAATAGCAGCTTGAATTGGTGCCAATATAGTTGCCTCAATTGGTATAATTAATTGCTTTTTTAATTCTTCAACTGCCGCATCTAATAAAGATTTTTTAGCTTTTTCAATGATTTCTTTTTTCTTTGGTAATTCTGGAAATGGAAATTTAATAGCTTTTTTCATTTGAGAACCAATAGATGGTTTCTTCTTCTTAGCCGTTTTTACTTTTTGAATTATAGTTTTACCTGCTTTAATTGCGGGATGATTTGCTATATTCGAATCAACCGGCTCTTTCTTTAATATTTTTTGAATAGTTTCATAAACATTAACTTCGCCAATTTTTGGTATATTAATAGTTTGTTCTTTTAGTTTATCTTCTAAAGCCTGCATTGCTTCCACTTCAGCTTTATGTAATGCCGCTGATGCGGCTAACATCATTGGATTAGGTCCAATATTCATAATTGTACCGGGAGCAGGTGGAGTTGATTGCCAACCAGCTGGCTTTAATAGTGGGCTTGGTATTGGTGCCATTTCAGCTCCCAACCAATATGCATCAAATGCTTTTGGATATATTTCGGCTAATATATTAAAGTTTTCACCATCCGAATCTTGTCCTTTTTTAAGAGCTGCTTTAATTACATCTATCATTCCGGAAACATTCCCATTTATAATAGGAACTCCGTAAATCATATCTCCACCTCTTTTTATACACCTATCATATTCATTTGCATAAAATTCAGCAAATCCATCCATATCCTTTGCGAATTGAAAAGATACCATAGATTTTAAAACATTTATTTTGAATAGTGTCCAAGACATTATGATTTACTTAAATAGTTTTTAGCAGATAATAAAGTATTCAACTTTCCTTTTATAGCTTTAAATGCTGCTGCGTTGGTAGGACCGGGTGCAGTTGGTCCAACAGGAGTTGCGTATATTTGTTTGGTTATTTCATCGATTAACTCTCCCATTATTTTAACCAGTTCACCACCTAATACCATTTTTTGAACAGCTGCTCCAGCTGCTCCTTCTCCTTTATTTTTACCTAAATATATCTTACCATTTTCTGAATTTAAAAATATTTGGTTAGCTCCTTCGGAATGAATTGTTACATTCTTTTTATTGTGTATGTAAATTTCCTTCTCAGCATCTATCGAATAATTACCATCTGTTATAACACCGGTGTTACCCTTACCAAAAATAATAAATTCTTTTGCCTTTGCCGATAATACGATTCTGTCTGAATTGATAAATAATTGGTCACCACTTAAATCTTTGGAGTTTGGATATTCTTTAAATCCTACTTTAGTTTTTTTAATAGTTTCGGTAAATGGTACTTTTACTTTATTGGATGTTATATAGATGGATGTACCATCTTTATTAATATCTTCATCTACCAATGTACCAATTGGCTTTGAATCTAATTCAGAATTTTGTCTATTACGAATGAATATAGATGGAGAAGATGTTTTACCATCTTCGGTTAAATGGAATTCACTAAAACGAATGGTATTACCAACTCTACCAGTTAATATAGTATCACCATCATTTGGTTTTAAAAATTTAATACCCTCTTTAATAGCGTATTCTGGCTTCTTTTCTTTTTGACTACCGGCATTAGATGTAGATATTCCCGTTTCCTTTTGCTTTTTATAATCACTAGATTTTGAAGATGTATTAGCATCACTTAACTCCGATTTACTAAATAATTCGGATGTTTTATAATCTTCTCTAAAATTTGGATAAATGGTTAAACTATATGGTAGCCAAAAATACTGAGCATTTAGGTTTAAAACTAATACAGTTTCTCCTACTAATGGAAATGTAAAATTATTTTTATCAAATGGAAACGCGTGATATAGTTTATCCGAAGAAAATGTATCGTTGGTTTTAAAATCTATTGCTCCATAATATTTGGTATCTTTATCCGATATATCCGAATTATCATTATAGACACTCACATAATCATTATCTTTATCTAATTCTAAAAAATCATCTTCAGTTTTAAATACTCGATTTACCTTAGATAAGAAAATCTCTAAGGTACTAGATTTTTTATTTAATGATTCATTATTATTTGTAATATCAAACATTATATTTTAGATTTAATTTCATCTAATTCTATCTGAATATCAACCAATTTTTCTTCGTTCTTTTTATCTAATTCATTTACTGTATCTTCTAATTCAGTAAGTAATTGAGTTTTTTCATGCTCACTCAACCAACCATCTTCACCAATTCCCTTAGCTTCAGCAGATGCTAATCTTTGTGCGATTGTTGCAAGTTTAATTAAATGGTCATCGTTTTTAACGGATGTATCTATTAAATCTCTAATGATTGGAGCAAGTACAGTTGCTTCTCCTACATTCTTAATCAACTTACGAAGAGATTCAATCATTTCTGAAATATTCTTCTTTTTAACTTGTTGATTATCGTATATATC